CTAGTCAAAAGGCGCTGGAAGGCAGCTCTATGAAGCTGGGATCCCCTAACGAGACTAAGTCCAAACTCTAACAATGGCAACAATAATCCAACACGATACCCCTTCCATTTAACTCTCTTGAAGCACTCCTCCCACACCGGAGCAATGTAACAGATAGTGACCAAATCACTAAGTGGTTGTGGGGAATGCTGAAGAGCAGGTAACCGCCTAGCTTCAGCATCCCTAAGTTCAACCCACTTAGGTAGCCAGTGATCTGTACTTTCACGGAATAGGATGAGTAGGTCTCTAAATAGAGCCGGCTGCCATGTAGACGCCACACCAACGCGCCACGAATGAAGATCAGAATCCCGAAGAAGAAGCTTGTCGACCAGACCAACAGGCAATAATGATGGTAGTCTGGTTAACTTGCTAAGGGCATTTTCTAGTCGAATCTGATCGTCAACCGTCCAGCCGTAGACAGCATCCAACATCTCCCAAGTGTCACGACAGCTCTCATGCTTGCGGAGAGCCATAATGTTCAAGCCTCGACCCGGCAGCTCGGCTAGGGATCGTGCTTTAACACTTTTGAGAAGTAGGAGTTGTCTTTCGACAATGGCGCGGTAGGGTGGAATGAAGTGAGAGTTAAGCAATTCCCCTATCAGAGATGACTTGTGAATCCCATAAATTTTGCGGTGACTTTGGTTGATGTAAAAGCCACACTTAGGGATAGCCATTCCGATCTTGCGGCCCAACACACACCCATCGGTGGTCGGCCAAAAACGACAAGAACAATACTCCAGATTCCGGGAGTCAGGGCGAGGCGTGATTACAGAGTTAAGACCAAGACGTTTAAGATGGACATCATAGTCCCTGGAAAGACTGCGTTTGACACGATCCAAACCATCATCACCTACAACGGCAAGTTTGACCGAGTCAAGAACTTGTCTAAGTGATAACTTAGGATTAGCGCAGTGGATCGCGAAGATCTTAGAAGTACCATTAACTATGGAATTGCCCGTCATAGTATTTGGTCGACCAGACCCACGCCCATCATACACAAAGAAGGTCACCATATGACGTGTGCCTCCTCGATGAGTAATGGCAGAGACCATGAAATCTCCAACATCCTGAGGAATACCAAGCTTAACATCAATGCGAATCTCAAGTTTGCACATCTCCATGTATTGGGTGGAGTCAAATGACTTGAAGTCTGCATCAGCATCAAAGTAAGCGTGATTATTATGTCCTAACTGTGAAAACCACGCCCCAATGTCCTCGGCGTTTGAACCACCTGTAAAATAGATGAAACTATTGGCATTCCATATCTTAGCCAACTTCTGTCCTAGTGCAAAGCACCAAGGCCCAACAATGATGTTGTAGGAGTCCTCACCACCCATGATAAACCGAGGACGACCTTCCTCATACGTCAAAGAGTTGGCATCAAGACGCTTCTCAAGCTTAACAAAAGCCTTGATACGCGCAGAACGGCCAACACTATATGGCATGACTGGGTCATCCTCAAAGGCCTTGACATGGGCCAATCGTTTGGTGGGTGGGAATCTCCGATTCCAAGCATCAAAGTTGTAGGACAGTGAGTGGTGGAAATGGTCTGGGAATAGCTCATCAAAGTACATCATGGTGTAATTCTCAAAGGTGCTAAAGAAATCAAGATCTGGTGAGATTGGTACATTCGCCACTCTATTATGCAATGAATGTAACTCATTATTAGCTGAGCTAGAATGAACAACCGGTATGACATCAGAGACAACAAGACCTACTGACTTCATAATGTCTGGGATGACGTTAAAGAACTTATCACCCGTGTACGACACTCGAGGCATTTTGGAAAGGTCCGTGTTCCCATATTCATCCAATCTCCATGTGGTGAGTGGCATCAAGTCAGCCTTGCACTCCGTTGAGGGGAAAGAAATTGGTCCAGATAGAGGGACCAATGCAGACCCTGGAGTCACAAAGCCTATGACTTCATCACGAACACTACGTAAGAGGTAGCCATAATCAACGCTACGTAACGTTTGGAGACGGGCAATCACCCCCCGGGCGCTCCGCAATAAAAGCGAGAAGAGGGGTGACAGAAAGGTGAACAAACTAGCTGATCCACTTTGATACCTGTTGGCAGGCTCGGAATAACGTTCACCAGGACGTTCATCAAATCTACGGGTGTACCTAGCAACAGAGCGAAGCAATGTTGGAAGGTAAGGGGCGATGCCAACAAAGGCACCAACCCCAAGGAGCGTAGACTGAACGAAACGTGGTAACTTCCATCGAAGGGCAGCAATGATGAGGAGAGTGGAGAGAGCTGGAGCAGTAAACTCAGGTAACACCCAAGGGAATTTGAACTTCAAGAGATGATCCATAGAGGCAAAATTATTGACATGTTTGCCCATGTTGGTCATAAGAGACATCTCGAAATCCAAATTAACCACGAACCCAAGGGTTGCAGCTAGAAAAGCAGCGCGTGGCACCATGTCCGGAGGCATATCATAACCAGTCATGAAATGACGGACTTGAGAGCACAAGGTAGCGAAGGAAGCCTCATTTCGTGGTTTACCAACCATGAAGCGGGCAGCTTCATACACAAGGGCTTTCGGCACAATAACCTGCTCAGTGCGACCACTCTCCAAGGCAATGACTGAAGTACCCCAAGATGAGAAGGAGAACTTCGAGATGGATTCATTGACAAGGTGGGTGGAGGCACCAGGGTGTGCATTGGTGTTAAACGCACCTCCTAGTTGCATAGGACCAAAGTAAGTACTGTCGTTGAGGCATGGGACGAAACCTCTGTAACCATTAGCAGACACGGGGAGATTGGCAGGTGCTGCATTGAATCGCATGATCACAGTATTAGGGAACGTCTTCTCAATTGTCCATGCCATGGCTGTACCATCCTCAGAGGAGTAGTAACCCTCATGGAGCCAAGCACAAGCACTGTGCACATAGTCAGTGACATTCCCATTTGAATGCATAGTCACAATCTCGTTCTGGTTGACCGTGTATTGGGCCTCACCCATGGCGAAGGAGCCATAGGCACGCTCAAACATGTGGTGGGCACTCCACAAGACTTTACTCTTGCAAGAGTTGACCGCACGGCAAACCAGTTCGGGACCGAGATAGTAAAGGGAATGCACAGCTATGTAAGCGTCAGGAACGACGCAAACACAGTCTTGAAACTTGTGCTCACACCAGTTCGGAATACCACGGTACCTAAAATTCCTGGGTGCATCCTCAGAAGTAATGAGGGGGCAGCATGACCAGACACCATCCCTCGCGGAGTGGTGTCTGGAGGCGTTTCCACCAATATCTACAACAACACCCAATGGGGCCGCTTGCGCCACAACGTACTCTTCACACCACTTTCGCTCTAAAGCCAGAAGCGGATGTGAATGAGGTATGTTCTCGTTGCGCGTAGCTATGAAAGCCACACCGGGATAGTGAGTAGTAAGATATTCACGCTGAGCAGGATTAAGTAGGCAAGGTAGATCCCGAACAGGCCCACCCCTTGAGACCCGATTCGCAGGAGTAATCAACTGTGGACGTCCATTATTAACTGATGCGGCATAGCCAGGCGGCAAAGCCGGTTCTGGCGGTGTGGAAGGCATCTGGTCTCGCATGGAGGCCTCTAGTGCACGCGTGATCTCACCTACGCCGTCGCGAAATGCAGGATCCTGAGAAGGATCAAGAGCATGGCGAACGCGTTGAACAACCTCCATAAAGGAGGCAGCGCGGGCAGGATCTAGTGTTGGCACTAGGTTAGTAACGGCATTGTCCAAGTCCCTCAAGGTATTATTCACAGCCACGGAGTTGCCTGTAGCTGGGCCCGGTGCTGCCTGGTGAGCAGCAGGGGAGCCCGTAGAAGCACCACTTACTCTACGGTGAGTGCTACGACGAGAATTAGGATCAGGAGGGCGACGATTAGTTCCACGGCCTGACGAAGCAGTGCTACTGACAGCACTTGCAGGTGAGGCCGGAACAGATACGGGTACAACAGGGGGGAGAGCAGGGAGACCACCACTCCCAGAAGCACCACCAACAACAGGTGCAGGGCCTGAAACAGTGGGAAGAACACGCACTGTGAGGCCAAGAGGACGCTCTGATACTGGAACAGGACTAGTCATATGGCGACTGTTAGGGTCCCGAGGACCATTCCCAGGGGGAGACCTGAGAACGATATCAATGGGGACCGAGACAGTACCAGAAGACTCGTCCATCTTTATATCCTGAGCCGAAGAAGGTCGAGGAGGAGGGGCACGTGGGCCCTGGTCAGTTCCTACCTGCGACTTGAACTCATAAGCACTTGGAGTTGGGGAATACACTGGAGAGAGATGAGGTTGGTTGGTAAGGGGAGAGAAAGGGTTGACCGAAGTCAAGGAAGAAGGATTAGAAGTCATCGCGCTCTAGGCTATCCGAAGACAGGGTCGAGGGCGGGTGGCACAGGCTAACGGTGAGAGTCAAGCTGTGTAACGACAGTGATAAAAGGGCACCAATATAGGGATC